GCTAATAGCCGCGCCGTCAAAAATGTCCCCATTTGCTATTACTAACGCGGGCCTATGCTGTTTGCATATGGTAACCAATGCGCGATGGGCAACCGTGGGTTCACCGGGCCAATAATGAGCGTCCGAAAAAACTATTACGATTCCGTTTTTAATAGGTAGGTGCATTTCCTTTTGGAGATACTTAGCGCGTACTGCTGCTAACTTTAGGTTGCGTTTGTGTTTTTCAGCGTTTATACCCCCGCCCGCCCTTTTGGCGTTAAAGCTAGGTAAATGATGCCCCAACTGCATAAGCCGTTGTCGCCTACCCAACGTTGCCCGCATGCTTAGCCCTAGCATGTCAGCTACTAACTTTGGGGAACCAGCAATTTTCCACGCGGAAATAAAGTCTTCCGTGGAAACTTTTATAGACATATCAATACTCCGATGTAATTAGTATTTGATGGAAAACACCGGACATGACGTCAACGAATGTTTCATCGTTGTTTAGTGGGTGGCCCATGAAGTGCAAGATGCAATGCAGAGCTTCATGCCAGAAAATCTGCTCCATAGCAGATTCTGCACGGTCACCACGTATATAAACTTTAAGGGTAGCTTCTTCAAAATACCCTACATGCGCGTCATCAAGCCCCAAAACCAACCATTCGGTATCGGGTATAATATTTACTGTCATGGTATGCCCCATGACGTTGAATTTTTTAGGGATGCGCGGGATTTTTTTGCGTACCCGCGCCATTTTTACACCCGTCGCTCAAAGTGTGGAACGTCCTTGAAGGAATTCCAGTTACCACCCCAAGAATTTTTCTGGTTGAGGCTCTCCCAGTACGCACCGATAGGCGCAAGCACCTTGATGTCGTAGATGAGCGTACCGCCCTTAAAGAAATTCAGGTCAACAGCGCACCGCTTGAGGTGGTAGCTGTTCATGGTTTTAGAGCGCCCAGTCTTCATGTAAATTTCCTGTTGTTCCGGCGTACGGAACAACTCACCGCCCGTGACCACGAAGCCTTGCTTGGTGGCAAATACCACCAGCTTACAAACGTCCATGAGGAACTGCGCCTGTTCGACAACGAGACTCATTTCAGCACCCTGTCTAGTTGAGCAGACTTGTCCTTGCTTCCGATAGAACTACCGAAGTAGTACGAGATGACTTGCGTAGAAATGGCAGTCAAAGCCCCGAGGACGTAGACCAAGATATCCTTACGGCTTGGTTCGACAGGTGAACTGTCAAACATAAGGACACCGAATAAGATGAACGTAAGAGCAGTGACGCCAAGCGCCAGCACTGGGGTAACAATCTTGTTGAGGAGCGGCGCTTTCTCTGAGACGGCGATATCTGCCTCACGCTTGCGAGCGTCAGACGTATCTTTAAGCCGCAAGTCGAGTTCCTGTAGATCAAGCTTGTTGTCTTCCAGCTTGAGCTTGAGAAGTTCTTCTTCATGCTGCATCTGAGCAATCTGGAGTTTGGCGTAATCCTCGCTGGTCATGTCAGGCTTAAGTTCAACACCCAGCTTGTCCTCAACCCAGTCTTTCCCCTTTGCCAACACAGCGTTGGCGACTAGGTTAAGTCCTTTGCCCAACAGTGCGGTAACGATAGGAATCATATTCAACTTTCCTTAAGTAAGCCTAATTACAAGGGGGGTAGTACCGCTAGTAGCAAAACCAAAAAGAACAGCAGTAGTGGTGTTTGTCCATTCCCATAGGGCGGTACCTGCGCTATAACTATAAAGAGTGGCGGTTGCTTCTGTTTTAGTTACGCTGTTTGCGGTTACGTCGTACAAATAAGTTCTACCGGGGTCACTGGCAAATCCACTAATTTTGAGAACAGCACTATATTCTGGAATTCCAATATCTCTATCGTCATATACAGAAATACAGGTTCTACCAGTCGTCAAAGTTGCACTGGCAAGAGAACCAAACGTAGTAGGGGTATAGCCTAGTATAGCAGTAGAAGTAAAACCTCTTAGGTTTACCCCTATAGTGCCACTAGCCGCCGTACCAATCGTCAACGTAGTGCTGAGAACCGTGGTAGGGCTTCCGCCACCACCGCTACCCAAATACCCTAGCGAACGCGCCGCGAAGCTCATTAGCTGAACGCCTTAGAAATGGTGGCATACCAGAAGCCCGTTGCGGAGCGGTACGTAGCAACTACGAGGTCAACCGCGCCAAGCGTAGAACTGATTGTAGGTATCGTACCACCGGGCCACTTGAACCCTGCGGGCCACGCAAGGGTAGCGGCAGTGCCTGAACTTGGCTGCGTGATGAACAAGTTGATGGTTTGCCCATCAAAAAGTACGGTGTTACTAATAGTAAACGTACCCACGTTAACTGCGCTAACAAGATTAATATTAAATACGTTAGAAGTCTTAGTATTAATAGTGAGGGTAGAAGTGCTTGCAGAAACAGTAGAAGACGGGGTATACGCCGCGCCAGTCGCCACAAGGCTGGCTGCTTCACCAGCTGTAATGGCAGGTATCACCATACCACCGCCACCACTAAACGTGGCTACAACGCTGTTATTAGCTAGGAGTTTAAGCCCGTGATTAGTGGTAGTACCAAACTGATAGTAAACAGAACCGTCGTAGTAAAGATTTGCGGTAGCACTGCCCGTAGTAAAAGCAATACCGTTGCTACCCGAAAGTAAATTGACAACGTGATTACCTGACGAAGGAGTGGCAATAGTCCACACACCATTACCGTTGATATTGCCACGAGTGACTGAATTAGTCGCAAACCCAAGGGTATTGGCAGCGGCGAGGTAGGCACCATTAACAGCGAGAGCAGCCGAACCGCCCGTGACCGCTACATAGCTAAAGGTATTAACTGTTTCAATAACATCCGTACCGTTGCAAGCCAGCAGCATCTTGGCACCAGCAGGTACGGAGACGCCGGGCTGACCCAGCACTTTTACAGTTACCTGTCCGGAGGTACTGTTATAAATGAAGTAAAGCTTCTTTTTAGCAGGAACAATAAGGTTCGTGCTAGCGCCGCCCGTACCAGTCAACTGAAGAGACATGTTACGAGCAACGCCCGTAGCGCCGTTTGGGATACTGATTGTAGTATCAGTACCCGTTACTACTGCTTGGCTCTCGTATCCGCTAATCGCTTGCTCTAAAAGAGTACCAAGATTGGTATTGGTAATCTGGCCCCACGTACCGGAGTACTCACCATCAGCAGGCAGGGTAATACCAAGATTGGTAGAAAAAGTAGCCATGTTTTACCTACTAAGTATTGCGAGCAAGAATGGGAGGTTTTGATTTAAGAATAGCCGCTTGAGGGCTAAGAACCGGAACCCAAGTGGCTGTCTGTAGGGTATTTACTGGTAGCCAATTCATACATGCTCCTTAGTAAAATCGGAGAACAGACGTAGTAGGACCATTTAACGGAAACTGCACCGTAAACGTCCCGCCAGTTGAGGTTTTGTTACCACCAAAATTAAGGATACAGACGGCTTTGTTACCCTGAGTAGAGTTATAGATCAAAGCACCCGTTGCTGAGATATTGCTAGAGGTCCATACCGCGTTGTCAAACGATTCATACGCCGTAGTGCCCGAATACGCCGGAGCGATAGGCGTAAGCACCAACCCGCCAGCCGTGTATCCAGTAGCAGATATCTCACCCACGGTAGTATACACCGTAGTGGTAGAAGGATTGAGTTCTGCCGTAGGTAGGTATAGGGCGATTTTAAACGTGTCGGCAGCACGGTAAGCGGAACTGAAAGCGTGGTAGCCGTTCAGTAGCTCAGCGCGAAAACTGCCACATTGACCTTGGGTAATCATCTCACTGGCACCCTAACTTGTCCGCTACGATAGGCGTCCATACGGTTCTTGCCATCGCCAAGGTTCTTCAGGAGATCAAGTGCTTCCTGATACTTAGCTTCGTACTGACCGGTGATATCTGCCTCACCCTTCATGTATTGATACGCTTCACGAAGCGAACCATAGAGGAGTACAGTTTCAAAATTGTCGCCCAACCAGCTTGTACCAGCCGTGACAATCGACTCCGGGTAGTAGTAATAGTTGAGTTCAACTGCGTAAGAGGCGTCAGGCGTAGGCCCGAGGAGGAGCGAATTCGCGTTGAATTGGGCATAGTGAGTTGGCATCCCTGTGACTGCGGGGTATGGAAAAGCCTCACGGACAAAGTTGCTATCTTTATCTAGCATGTACGTGTACGCAAACGTACCGGGGTCAATCGCCGCAACAGAAAACGTAGCAAGCCAGTCGGATGGCAGGGTAAGGTACGGGTTACCCGCCGTGACGTTACCTACCTGACTCTTGCGAATAGCCGGAATCTGGACGGAGTTATATACCCGCTCTTCTGCCAACTGAACAAAGTTCGGTATGTTGGCAACAAAAGACGCCTCAAAATTCTCGGTGTAGTCTTGGATGACATACCACAAGTTTGCAGGGGACGTTCCATAAGTGGCGTAATGCATTAGATGTCCATATCAACCAAGAACTTCTTGCCCTTGGTAGCAGCGCCAGCACCACGCATGTCTTCATACTTCTTCTGACCTACGTCAGACATAAAACGCCCCTTGGTAAGAGTGCCCGCGCGACCGATGTCTGTCTGCGGATAACCAACATTCGGCATGTTTTCTACCGGGACATTTTTTGGCTGCTTATAAGTAGTGGTAGGCATGTTAGCGGCTCCGCTGGTTGTTTACACGGGACATATTACGCCCCATGTTTTTGCGGTCAAGCGAGGTTGGGCCGCCAGCCTTCATCTTTTTCATGCCGCCCTTTTCAGAACCGCGCATGGCCTTCATCGTCTTTTGATCCATCTTCATGTAAGTCTCCTTAGACTATAACACTATTAACTATACAACTCGTAGCAAGCCCATTCGGGGTCAGAAGGGCGTCAAAAGCACTCGCACCGCCAACCGGGTTCCATGCCCACTCAATAACTCGACTACCACCGTCACCGCCGCTTGCCCCTGTTGGAGTGTAATAGCTGCTATCTGGACGAGGGTTCCTAACTGCCTGTGGGTCGTTAACCGGGTACATACCCAACTGCAACTGCGGGTGGTCTGCTTCCCAACATTCTGGACAAACCAGAATATTCACTTCTTTGGTCTTGATAACTAAGGTTTTCAACTGTTTAAGTTTGTACTTAAAACCGCACCTATCGCACATGGCGATTGCGTGTTTACCAGATGAAAACCGACTACCGCTCATGGATCACCTAGAACATCTGTCGGGGGACAAATCGAACAGGAGACTTATCGCGATCTTCTTCTGCCGCCAATTGCCACTGTTCATCATATTCAGCTTTAAGCATCTGCGTCCGCGCTTCGGCTCCGGGGAGTTTCATGGATAGCATAAATGCTAAGCCAGCCACCATGCAAGGGAGGAACCGGAACGGGATGTCCTGCCCGTTAATACCGTTGCCAGCTTCCTGCAAACGCCGAAGTCGCCAGTATACAAACGTGTACAGCGTGGAGTTATCAGGCTTGGGCCAGACATAAATTTTAGGGTACTGGACTATAGACACTGAATTGGTAGCCCCTGATTTACGGTCAATCCAAACTTGGATAGGGCGTCCCGTAGCATTTTTATTAGGGATAGCTGAGTACACACTACCCGAGATACGGGTGATAGTGATGTCAGTTTGGTTGGTACCAGTTCCCGTACGGATAACGTGGTCTAGCAAATCTACCGTATCCACGGGGATATCATAGGTTCCGACGTTGTATATCAGCGGAAACTCTTCTTGCTCAACAGTCCACAGGTTAATACCACGATTTGCCCAATCAAGCAGCAGAAGATTAAGAGAGCGGCGAGCAGTACGGAGATCATAACCAGTACGCAGTTCAGCCCCGCAACGTTCAAACGCTTCTTCCACGATAGCATTAAGGTCAAGATTGAATCCTGTACTGTCTGTCGTGCGTAGGTTCGACGCGCCGCTGGGGCTGATGATAAGTGGCATGGCTAGTCCTGATTAGGAATTTGCGGTGCCCACGGTAGCGCGGGAATCGCAATAGTTGGAGCTTCTGTTACGTCAAGCCATTTTTGCAATTGACGATCAAGGTCCGCAATTTTTGCGGGGTCGGTATTCTCATCAATCCATGACAATGCCAACTGTTCCGTAATCTGGTCATACGATACAAACGCTTGGTCATCTGGAGCTGGTAGAGTAGTAGTACAATAAATACCCGAGTTATACCTGCCTTCCGTAATAGTCCGCTGCCAAATAATGTCAAACACTACGTCCTGAAGATTTTCAGAAGTAGTTGGGTAGCAGATAAGCGAAATAATGTTTGTTGCAAAAGTTGCCATGATAATTCCTTACAGGTTACCCATTGAGACCCAAGTACCGGGAGTACCCGCAACTGTGCATTGCCAGCCTTTGGGTGAGCCAACAGCGGCGGTAGAATTAAACGCTACGCTGCCACGCACCCATGTTCCGGTAGTTGGGGCAGCGGTGGCAAACGTGATGGTTTGGTCATATACATAACCAAGCGGCGTCCAAGTGCCGGGGCTACCTCCAACCGTGCATTGCCAACCAGCAACCTGCCCAACAGCGGCGTTAGTATTGAAAACAACACTACCTTGATACCAATTTCCAGTAGAAGGGGGCGCAGTGCCAAAACTCATTTGAGCGTAATTCAAGTACCCCATTGGTAGCCAAGTACCGGGAGTGCCACCAGATATATTTTGCCAACCAATTGGCTGACCTCCAGCAGGCGATGCTTTAAAAATAATACTGCCCGTATACCACGTTCCAACTGTAGGTATAGCGTCAGCAACCATTATTTCGGCATTACTATAACTTGTGTAAGAGCCGCTACCTCCAAAAGCTGGTAGGCCAAGTCTTGTGCCTACGGCTAGTTTGGCATCGGTAAGCCCGTTTTTACCTGCTATTTGGAATATAGAATTAAAGTTTGGGTCTTTAATAAATATTTCAAAGTTACCCCATGTTGCACCGGCGCCACCGTTAACATTACTAGCCATAAGTGTTGTAATGACACTTTGACCGGGAGGGGCGCTAATAAGAGTAGGGGGATACTCTACTACAGCAGGGTCTCCATTATAAGCACCGTTGGGAAAACTAGAGACGCCCCCTGCATAATACGCACTCATTGGTTTTGTTTGTCCGGGCGTTTTAGCAACACGGGTACCGCTATACCCGTTTAAAAATGTTACCTGACTAGTTGGGTCATAAATAGGCGTTCCAGACGGCCCCCCCGCCTGACCAACAGTTCCTGTAAGAGTTATAACGGCACTTGCGCCAGTATTTAAAACATAACGAGCTTTTACAAAACCGCCGTCAAGAAAACACCCGTTAAAAAGAATATTATAAGATATTCCAGCTCCGGCAATACCTTCAAATTTAACGGTATCATATCTACGGTTGGTTACCGGAGCACCTGTTACTGCATAACTCGCATTTGCGGAGAGCGTAAGAGTAGTGCCAACAATGTTAAGAATATTGGCTTCCAAATCACAATATCCATAGCCAGACACAATTCCTGCGCCAGATACGGTTACCTGCTGCCCAATTACAAAATTAGTAGCACTAGCGACTACAAGTGTTGGACTACCCGCAGTCATGTTACCCGTAGTGTTGGCAGGCGTTGGGCTAGACGATGCAGTATTTTCAAACAGTACGTCGGTAAAAGTAAGTCCGCCAACATTACCTTTAATGCGGATAGATTCTCTACCCGTATTATTAAATTTCATGAAGGTATACGCGGTTGAGCCAGAAACATTTACTGTGTCATAGAAAATGCCATTAATAGTCTGGCCTTCCATGTAGATATGTTCCCATGTGGACTTTTCAAAAATAGCATACGACCTACCAGTAAGCCCAATACCATGATAATAACCGTAAGTACCATTACTAAAATTAAGGAAACTAAAACGCAAACGTTCGGCTTGTCCACCAATAAATACGCATTCGTTAGTAGGGAACCCAAAAGTTACGTCATACATCTCAAAATTTATAACAGCTACGTTGTTTACAGTAGGGTCAAAAGAAACACTACGATTGCCGCCATATGTACCAAGGTGTCGAATAGCTATGTCCGTAGCGCCATTTGGATCAATTTCAATTACGTTATAACCAGCAGTACCGGTCAGCAAAGTCATATTTTTGGCGCTACGTTTTGCAGCGCCTTGCCCCTGCAAATAAACACCGCTACTAATATTAAGCGTAGTTACTTTGTAGTTTTTGGCACTGAAGAACACGGTGCCGCCGCCAGCAGCAAGCACCGCAGTAATCGCCGCATTGATAGCAGCCGTGTCATTCGTTACACCATCGCCCACTGCACCGAAGTCAGCGACGTTTACGCTATCGCGTCCTTTAGCCTGAAGCGTACGTGCAACAGCGCCAGTACCAGACTGGAGGAACCCAACGGTAGACGAACCGGAAGAGGCTGCGAGGTCAGACACGACTTCGGTAATCGCCGCCTGTACGTTGGTAGCCGCAAGTGCGCCCGTTGGCGCAAACCCGACGTTGGCAGCGCCAGTAGAACCCGCGAGGTCCGTTACAACTTCGTTGATTGCAGCTTGTACGTTGGTAGACGTAAGTGCGCCCGTTGGCGCAAACGACACGTTAGTGGCTGTGACCGCACCAGTAGAAGCCGGGTCAAATAGCAAAAAGTCCGTATAGACTTCAGCGGTGTAGTTGGTAGCCGCAACCGAATAGGAATAGCGCCCATTGGCGGCGTAGAAGGAAAACTCACCCTGCGAGTCCGTTGCAACCACGTTGGACGGAAGTAGTCCCGTACCATTGCCCGTATAGAGCGAAGCGGGTAGACCCGTGCCGTACACAGTAACCGTGACGATAGCGTTTGGTACAACGTCGCCGTTGGTATTCGTGATTGCGTTCTGATACTTCTGCATGACTATTTCCCCATGTTCCTAAACGATCGGGTTTTTTGGCTAATCTTCTTTGGCTGGGCTACAAACTGCTGACCCGTAGCCTTGCCCTTTCGCTTGGCGCGAGTAGTAGCCGCATACTCCGCAGAACTCAACGAATTGATAGCTGCTTCCGGCAAGTAGCGTTCGCCCGTCTTGCTGGACGGTTTACCAGACTTGGTACGCCATTTCTGGTCGCCCCATGCCTTAAGGGATTGCTGCGGCGCTTTCAATCCTTGTACCCCCCACCCTTAGACTTGTACTGCTTGGCAAGCAATTGTGCCTTACGGGCACTCCACTGACCAGCTCCGGTACCCTGCGTAGCACTGTTCTTAATCTTGTTGAACAGCGACTTACGCATACTTGGCTTAGTATAGTTACCAGCCTCGTTGACCTTGGAGCCAGTCGAGCCACCTTCCGCGTACATGTCAACCTCCGCCCCGTCTTTACGGCGGATTTTCTTAGGTTGTTTGGATGGGTCAATAGCGCCCATCCCTCGTGAAGCACGCATCAGACAAACCGACCACGGGTCTTGCCCTTGCTAGCACAGCCGTCAGCCTTGACCATTCCACCAGCAGCGTACATCTTCGGCTTAGGAGCCGGGGGCTTGGGAGCAGCCTTCTTACGCATGTATTCGCGGTTTTCAAATTCCTGATCACCGCCAAACTTCTCATTCAGGTCACCGGGGGTGGGCTTGTAGGGCTTCTTGACCATACCGCCTTCGGCGTAGCAGCTAGCCATGCCGCCCTTCTTATAGCCAGACATGCCGCCCTTCTTATAGCCAGACATGCCGCCCATGTTCATGCCCATGCCCATGCCCATGCCCATGGCCTTGTGTTCTTTCTTCTCGTAGTTCTTCATGCCAGCGGGGGCACCCTTGAGCGCCTTCATCTCGCGCTTGGCGATAGACGGGGTGTCCTTTTCCTTACCAGCGGCTTCACGATATTCGTGAGAAGCTAGCTTCTTTTCGCCCTTCTTGGCAAAGTAACCAGCAACCTTCTTCGACATCTTTGGGTTTTCCATCACTTGAATCCTTTAAGAGTTTGAGCCAAACGGGCACGTTGGCCCAACTTACCCGGAGCCTTAGCAGCTTTTGCCAGCGCCTTACCGGGGATTTTTTTACCAGCGGGGACACCCATCTGCTCATGGAGAGCACCGGGCTTCTTGATTGCCCCAGCAATCCAGTTCTTTTTACTTGCCATCTTTTTTGTCCTTTTTAAGAAATTTTTGGACGGTCTCTGATTCGTAAATACGAATGCCTGTCCAGATGATGGTGAAGATTGCAGCGACAGCGGGCAGCATGTTAGTTATCGTTCCTACAGCCGTCACTACGGATGCTCCATCCATAATGTGTTTTACGGTATCGCTCCAGTCGTGGTGTGACATATCAGCAGTTCCATGCCCTAAGGCTTTTGTTGATACGCGAATTGGGGTCGTTAGCGGTTTTTGCGCTAGTAAGTTTCTTCTTCATGCCAGACATGCGGGCACAAAAAGACTTCTTGCGGGGGCCACCTTCAGGCTGCGGAGCTTTGAGACCCGGCTTGCCGGGGTTGGCTTTGTTGTAAGAAGCACGGCCTTTGGCGTTCAAGCCGCCATTGGGGTTCTTGCCTTCCTTACGAGTCCAAGCGGGTGACTTGCTCATGTGGTAATACTCTGTAGTGAAGCATCAGGGAGGCGGGTGTTGTAGTAGTTAAAGGTACGGAGCCAGCCATTTAGCGGGTTTGTACCAACCGTTCCAGTTGCACCAAGAACCAACCGACTGACTGTAGGTACGGTACCGCTTGTGTCAGTAACCACTGTACCGCCATTTAGAGACATTGCAAAGTCGTTAGCCTTGTAGGTACTTGCAATCTTTATAGTTGTGTTAGCCGTCGTTGTGCCAGAACTAACAACATTTGCTTGGTCAACACCAGCAACACGGACAATATAATTACCCTGCGTAGCTGGGTTAACGCGGTTAACTATAAAGTTTGTAGTGGTGTTATCGCTAAAACCCGCCGCAGCATTGAACACGCCAACATTGTAGCCCTTGACGGAAAACGCCGTATATAGCGTGCCTTCCGTAGTGTTGTACCACGGAGTCAAAGTAGTAAGAACTGCACTATCCGCGTTTCTTAATACCGTTGCTGTAGTAGTGGGAATAAACGAAGTAGCGACGTTACCCGCTTCCAACTGACTGCCCCATACACCTATGGAAAGTTGCGAAGCACCATCTGAATAAGTAGCGTCACCTCTTGGAGACGTTCCACTATTAGCAAAATAAACTTGAATACCAGAAGCAGACGTTGTTGTAGCGTTTGCTGTAGCTGTAACACGCATCCAACCATTACCAACATCAGTAATAGAGGAAGAGATGATAGATGCTCCTGAAGCACCAAGTTGAATATTAGCGGTATCAAAATTTAAATACGCAGTAGCGCCAAACCCACCAGTAGTAAATGCTATCTGCATCCATTGACTAGCTAAATAAGTTCCGTTGGGAGAAACATATTTAAAATACATTGATATTGTATATGGCGAACTAACCGTAGGCGTCAACGGCAAAGTGGCGGGAACGATAAACCGTGGAATGATTGTGCCATCAGTACCACCAAATAAAATTTCAGAGTTAGTAGTGCCGTCAGGAGAATAATAACCCGCGCCACTTGTAGTTAGCCCGGTTTTAGTCCATGCAACATTACTATATGCTGAAGACTGAATAATATAATTAGTACGCGCTTCTTCTATTAACAGCCCGTTAATTACCGCCTGAGAATATGCTGTACCAGTAGTAGCATAGTAGGGTGTAGGGGTAGCCGTACTATTTGCTTGCGGCCCCCAAACATATACAGCACTTTGCGTACCAAAATTTCCCGCAGATTGGTCTGGGTAAACTCTTAAAAAAAGACTGTCATACTGAACATTAGTTGACCCGTATGGTATAATATATCTACGCCAACCATTACCAGCATCAGTACCGCCAGTAGTTAAAGATGTAATTACAAGCGAATTAATATCACCACCGAGAGTACCATCATAAATAGAAATGACCGCCCCTCTATTTACTCCCGTAGATTTAAGGTAAACAGCACCGCTATTTACAAAAATACCTTCAGAATTTACAATTGGAATTTGTGCGCAGCAAGTAATAGCCGCACCGGGGTTTTTAATTAAAACTCCAGTCATTGTTCCATCCGGAGCCATAATAGTGCCCGGAGTTGTTATATTTAAACTGATTGCAGTCCACGTACTAGCCGTAGAACTATTAGCGAGTAGGTTCTGATAAACAAAACTTGTAGGATTGTAATCAAACCGTGCCGTGTCTGCCACAGCAGACTGCACAAACCCGTTGGAACCAACATAAGTTCCAGTACTAGCAGCGCGGGTGTAGGTAACGCCAGACGGCAATGAACCCGTGAGGAAGTCCAGTGCTAGCGAAGGCGCAAGCCCAGCGCCACGCTGCCACGCGGTGGATGGAAGGGCGAAGGCGGTACCGAAGGACATAATGTCCCCTTAGTAGATGGCTAGCATGTTGGTAGCGGTGGTGCTGGTAGACCAAACACGGATTACTTGAACAGGGAGAACCTGTCCAGCAACTGCACCGTAAAAAATCACATCGTCATTCTGCGCTGTTAATACGCGAACGTCGCCAGCCCCGCCGACGTAAATCACGGAGGGGTAGGCCAAGTTTAGCGAATCGCTTTTGGTAACCGTCCTAGCCCCTCCGGGAAACATCGGGAAGGTCGGGCTATAGTTTGTATTCTTAGCCATGACCTTCTCCTATTACGGGCCAGTCGTGCTGGTCGGGACGTACGTACCGTCAGGCTGACGGACAGCGTAGACAACTTGGATGTTAGCCGAACCACCCGAGGTGTAGTTACCAGCAGTGGCAAACGCAACCTGAAGAATCAGGTCAGTCGTGCCCGTGTTATTGCAAATAGCAATGTTGGTACCGTTCATTGTAGCCGTGGTTCGACCGCTAATAGTGCTGGTAGCACTGATAGTTGCGATGGTACTGCCAGCCGCAATGTTGGTAGCCAAACCAGTCGTGGCATTACCAATCTTGAACGTCAACGTGGTGGCACCGGTAGCGCCAATAAAGTTAGTAGTCGTATCCGCGATGATGGCATGTATAGCCGAGCCAGCGGGTAGAACAATGTTTAAGTTGGTGTCCGGGCCAGTGTACGCGGCAGACGTAGAGATGCCCGTAGGGGCCGTAAACGTCGCCGTTTGAAGAACAGTCGTCGCACCCGTGTTACGGATGGTGCCAGCAGTGGTGCCCGTGGTGCTACGGACAGTGCCGAGAACCCAAGGGCCGAGGTGAGTTGCAATACCCATGATTAAAATTCCTTATGTGCAAGTTGTTACGTAGTTAGCACATTATCCGCTGGGGGCGGTCTACGCAACTATAAACCCCAGAAAGAGAGGGGATCAGGTTACCCTGACCCCCACCTTATCACGTTCCCGGCGAACCGAACACGCCGAGTGGGTCACTCCAACCGAAGCTGTAACGCTCGCGGCTCTTGTAACGCACGTTGCCCGTGTCGAAGTCACCGTCCATCGAGTTGGACAGCGGGGTACGCACGAAGTGCTTCAGACCATTCGGAACGTCGGTCATCAAGTACCAGCCGTTCGTGTCGGTCAAGAAGTGGTTGACAGCGTAGCCTTCCGCAATCGACCCCATTGCCTTGAGGGCGTTGATGTCGTTGTCAGTCGTACCGACGCGAAGCTCAGTGTCAAGCAAACGCTTGGCAACGAACATCAGGGCCGGAGGAATGATCAGCTTCTTGGGCTTAGCAGCGATGAGCAGACCACGCTCGTCGGTCCACGCAGCGATCTGGATGACTGCCGCTTCAAGCGACGTTTCATTCAGGTCGGCAGCGGTAGCCGGAGTATTGCTGTTGGTGCCACCAGAGACCAGCGGATGCGCCGTCGAGAACAGAGCCTGACCGTCACCACCAGCGTAAGCGGAGTTAAAGCCGTTGTTGATGACCGACGCAGCCTTGACCTGCTTCGTGTACGCCATGGCGCGAGCAAGAGCCTTCGTGTAACGCTTGCTGAGCGAGTCATACAGGTTGTCTTCAACCGCTTCTTCCGTGATGGAGAAGCCGAGAGCAATCGTCTCGTGGTTGTAACGAGCGGTCCAAGCTTCCTGCGCGTTATCGTACGCAATTGCTGAACCTTCGTTCTTCACCGGGGCGGCGCTGAAGCCAGAGAGCTTGGTCTCTTCTTCAAAGGAACGTTCCGAGGTCTCAATCTCGTAGAGTGCCTTGTGCTCTTCGCCATACTGCTTGTATTCCAGACCGAACAGAGCGTTCAAGCCGGGGAGCAGTTCCTTCAATAGTTGTGCGCGTGAAATAGCCATTTTTACTGCTCCTTATTAAGCAATCTGGGTCGCGTTGTAATAACTGTGGTAGCCGAAATTCAGCTTCACAATCACTTCAGGGTAACCAATAAACGCAACCGTTGCACCGCTAGCAGCAGTAATTGAGCTGCTCACCGTCACTGCCGTCGAACTGGTCACCGCCGTCACGTAGGTGTAAGCGCCAACGTTACCCGCACCAGCGGTGTAAGCCGGAACCACAACCTGCATGCCGGGCTGGATGCCCGTGGTCGAAGCGACCGTCAGCGAGGTGGACGAAGCCGCCGCGCCGAGCGTGGTTGAAACCGTAACTGCCGTGTCCTGAACAAGTTGCACAATGCGGAATGGGGCGCTCGTGCTGTTATCCTTACGGATGTTACCAGCACCGTTGCTCGCACCAGCGGTGTTACCCGTAATACCAGCCAACGAGTTACCCGAACCAAAACCAGCAGACGTTGCCGGGAGACCGCCGTTAGCGGAGCCGATGTAGTACGCATTGGTACCAACAAAAGCTTCCGACATATAGCCGATGGTCGTGATGGCAGTCGCGGTGTTGGTCGCAGCAGCAGGCTGGGCGAGAACCGCAACTTTAAACAGCGCGTCTGGGTCATCAACGACATAACCAAGGGCGTCTTGAGCAACGGTGCTGCTCTGCCAGTAGTTATAACGCTGCTTACCGTACAGCGGACCACCCGAGGGGGTGTATTCGCAACCAAGGAACACGCCGATAGTACCCGGACGAGCAGCCTGAGCCGCCTGCGAGGTCGTCGGAATAGCCGTACCAGTGATGTTGAGAACACCGGGGCTAACAATTTCAACGAGGTCACCGTTGAACATGGAAGTGCCGTAGCCACTAAGAATCGGGACCATACGGGTTGAACCCACATAAACCTGCCCACCGATCAAATTGACCGGCTTCAAGCCGTAAGGCTTGTCAATCGTTGGATATGCCATTTTGGCTCCTTAAAAAGTTAAATTACTTGCCTTTACCAAACGACACCGCAGACTTCCGCTCATTAAAGAGGGGCATCCGCTCATCGTTCGTTCGCATGAAACTGTTGTCCACAGCGTCAATTTGGGACTGGGTTTGGCGACGGTAATAGTCATCCCGCTGCTCAGCCATTTCCTTCGGCGCTTTGCACAACAAAAGACCGCCAATCTCAACGTTGCCCTTAAAGCGACTATTGGGATCGACCTGATACATAAGCTCCGGGTGGTCTTCGGCCTTTACAGGCTCCCAACCTTCGCGGAACTTACCAGATGTATTTGTAGGGTCAGCTTGACCCATCATCGACACCCGAATCCATCTAAACACCCATCCCGCTTGTGGGGCTGGGGGTGGAAGGGTCTGTGGAGGAGTCCAAGACATCTTCCGCTGCGTGGTTTCACGATTTTCTACTTCGCGTGCTAGTCGATTATCAGCCATTGCCGTTCTCCAGTTTCATTACTTCTCGGGCGTAAGCTTCGGGGGTAAGACCAAGTTTCTTTGCCAGTGCGACTTGGGATGCGGTCAGGCGTACCTGACGCGGAGCACTTGAGCGTGTAGCTGGTGCAACGACAGTTGAAGCTCTGCGCGGTGCGGGTTTTTCTTCCGCTTCCGTGTTGTCAGCGTCCTCGAAATAATCCGAGAAACGCTTCTTCATCGTCGAATCGACTCGCCGGTAGTAGTCGTCGCTGCGCGGATCGACTCCAGACTCGACAAGCTCATCATGCAGTCCCAGCGCAAAAGCAGTCATGCTCTTGTTTGTGCCAAACCATTGATTACGTTCCCGCCAAGTTTCTGCCTTGGGGTCAACCGTAACGGTTGGCTGCTGTGTCTGATAGCTCTGTTGTACCTGATTATTTTCTTCATGTAAAGAGGGTTTAAATTTTTCAACCTCTTTCATATGGAGCTTGGCGTCGGTCAAGGCTTCCTGAGCTTCGGCAATACGCTCCGCGTCTCCCGTCTCATAAGCTGCCTTTAGCTTCTCACGAGCAGAGGTAATGTCATTAGTAGCCGACTTCGTAAACTCATTTACAAGAACACGTTCACCAGCGCCAAGTCGTTGTTTTAATTGCTTATTTTCCTCAAATGCACGTTGTGCATAGCGGACAGCCTCCTCGCGCTCGCGGGAGTATCGTTCTTTTTCACGACGCTCGTCATGCCAGACTTTCTTCATCTGGGAAAGACGCTTCTTTACCTTGTCGGAATATTCCTCAAGGTCGTCATTATCCAGTTCTTCTACAATATTTTTTGGAAGGGGCTGGCGACCACGGTCTTGTTCCGGGGTGTCATCCACAATCTCAACCTTCACATCATCGGAATTATCTAACGCTGTATCCTGAGTTTCATCAGGGAATTTGTAATCTTCTGCCATTTTCTACTCCTTATGCGCGGCGAATGCCACGGGGGTCATCGACAGTACCTTCAACGGTATCGTCATTAATGATGCGAAATTCCTTGCCGTGAATCACGACTCGGGTACCGGAATACGGGCGAACGAGGACAAAATCCCCAACCTTACACCAAGGGCCACTAGGAAAACGGTTGATATCCTTGTAAGCATCCGGCCCCACCTTGACCACAAACAAGACCACAGTGGTCTGTTCTTCGGTCTTGACGGTGCTTTCTGCCTTAATGATGCCGCTTGAATATTCCTCTTCAATCTGCGGAATTGCACACAACAGCTTGAACCCCGATGGCTCCGGAAGCTGGGTGGGTTGTGGATTAAAATTTAAATCACTCATCTGCGTCTTGCTCCTGACGTTTTTCAAGGTCTCGGATTAATTCTTCTGCGTATTTGAGACCGTCAATAAATCCGCAGAGTGCCCGGAACTCCTCAAAATTAGCGAGTCGCCCGGTACATATGTGCGCCCCAACTTCCTCTTGCCTCTCCGTGAGCTTGGAGATGAGGTACTCGTAAGCGTTTTGATACTTTTTCATTCAGGCTTTGCCTTTTCAGGTTTGCTGGAAGTCATGTGTTTGTGGGCTGCTTCCATGCCCATACGGATGTTATCCGAGTTATGCAGGGCGTATTTGTGCGCCATGTCGCTCTGATGTTTCTCATGAGCCAAATCGGTCTGGTCACTCTTATGGAGAGCATCAATCGTCTGCTGCTTTTCCTTAAGGTCAATTTCATCTGACTTGGCAATAGCATCAGTCGTCATTTTCTGTTTTTGCAAATCAAGCTGTCCTAGCTTGATCTGATGGTCAAGTTGCACCTTCTGACCTTCGATGTCAGCAAGTTGCTTCTTAATCTGGAGGTCCATCTGCTGCATCTGCACGAGCGGGTCCTGCATCTGCTGTTGAGCCTGTTGCTGCTGGGCTTCAGCAGTGTCTTTCTGAAGTAGTCGGTCAGCTGCTTCCGCAGCGAGCTGCGAGACTTGCAATTCAAGTTCAGGCGTAAGGAACCCAACCTCGTCATCTTCCCCAAGGAAATCAGGCGGCGGTGGGAGACTGGCTCCAAGCTGCTTTTCCAAATCCTTGCGGTACTGATACGCCATATGCTCCATCAAGTGCGCTGAAAACGCCGCTTGAATTGATTGCGCCTGTGGGGTTTGACCCATTAACGCTGCCATCTTGGGGTCCTGCATTGCTGCCATATGGACGCCAATATGTGACGTATGATCTTGGTATAGGAACGCTTTGGTTGGCTTACCCATATACATCGCCATGTTCTCGGACACCGGGTCCATAGCTTTCATTTCGTCTTGTTTGGGGACAATCTTATCAGCGTTCTTAACGCCAAGAATCTCAATCATCTGCCGATGGAGAACAGGTAGGTTGTAAATCTGCGGCGCACCCTGCGCCAACTGCATAACCGCCTGATACTGCACGACTCGCTGCGCCATGGTGCTGGCGTTGGGGTCACTGACCGGGAGAATATCTACTTGGTCATAGTCGGACTGCTTAGCACCGGGATCGCCGGTTTCGGGCTCGTAGTCATATGACGTAGGCATATTGTCACGGATGATTGCTGCAAGGAGCTTAAACTCTTGCTTCATCGCGTAATGAATACGTGCCTGAATTGCGCTCATCACTTTGAGCGTACGTTCCAACACCGCGAGGGTCGTACCCACGGGTGCCTGTGCCGACATATCCGATACTTGAAGGTCAGCGGCAGCGGCAAACTGCCTACCATCATCAACAATCTTGTCCATCAGGGCCATCAAGACCTGACTTGGCTCCTTATAAGGGAGCGGGAGAATGTTGTCGCGGATGGCACCGGACGGAAGATCAACGTCCCTGAATTCACCGGGGGCAATGGGAGTATCGTCGCCCTTGACTCGCAGACCACGAGACTTTAAGCCACCGGGAAGGTTGGATAGAGTGCCAGCGTCAACAAGCTGACGCATAAGGGACGTTGCGGCCTTAGAGTGACCACCGATAAGGTGAATCAGGCCAAAGTAATAGAAGCCAAAGCTAGGGATATACCCGTAATGCACAAAATGCTGACGGCGCATCTTGAGCGGGTCTTCCTCCAGCCAGTTACGACGGATGGCAAGAACCGTGCTGGTCCCCTTCTCAATAGTTACTACGTATGGGAGGGCAATGCCGTCCTCATCTTCGTACCCCGGAAGGTCAAGTTCTGCATGGATTTCAAGGAGTTGGAACCGATCATCCATCGTTGCAGAAAATCCCTGCTCCGTGGACTTTCGCTTTTCTACCTCATCCATGATTCGCACTGGATCACCAAGGTCTACATCTAAGTAGAACCCGGCTACCTGAAGCTTGCGTAGTTCGTTCTTGGTCTTACGCATGCGGTGTGCAACGCGTTCAGCAGACTCAAGGTTACTAGCCCCGTACGGAACAATAATGTCCTCTGCTGGGACAAATACGGCAATTTGCCGTTCCAGTGACGGGTCGTAGTAAATTTTCTTAAATGCATTGCCTGAGAGGCATAAGGAGATGAGCATACGCTCATGGTCAGGGCGGTACTCCAGCATCTGCTCTGTCAGACGGTAATTCATGTCCTCTTGGACGCGCTGGGCGGCGTCCATTTTTTCTGAAGTTTCTTTGCCAATAATCTTGGTACGCACCGGACCCGCAGCGGGGAACGTCTCCATGATAGTCTCGGACTGGAACTTCACCGCAGCTTCCATTAGAAGAGGGTGCGTCACGCCGCAGGCGCCAGCCCATGGCTCCATCCGTTCTTCGTTCTTCAAACCGAGGAGCTTCAAGCCATCTACATAAGTAGTGAGCCAGTCCTTACGAGCGTCGATGTCGTCATCGACATCCCCGAGCAGGTCGGACGCTAGCGACTGAAGCTCGCTCTCACTCATGTACTCCGCAAGATTATCGTCGAAGCCCTCTTCCTCTTCTTCAGCAGTTACATCTACTTCAGCGTCTTCCGGAAGGATAATCTGAATATCCATCGGCTCTTCATCAAGAGCACTAAGCCCCATCGGAGCTTCATATAGAGACTTGTCAATAGCCATCAGATAACCCTCACTCGCCCACCGGCACGGTAATTGTCAGGCATGGTAACAGAGCCGCCCTTGGCGTGGGGAATTTCACGGTCCCGCAAATATTTCTTGAAATACTCTGCGGATAATTCGGGATGTGTATGCCTATTAATATTATTTGGGTAGGCTAATCCATTTTCAGGATTAATATATCCCCTCATTTGCCCAGTTGAACCAATAGTTTTGCTAGGATTAAATTCTGTTTTTACCCATTCATGTTTATTTTTATCAAATTTAACCCAAGTAAGTTCATTATGACTATATGGGTCAACATATTTAAAGTTTGGGTCTTCTTTCAGTTTGTTATATACTTCATTGTTATCAATATATCCGTGTTTTTGATCGTACTCACGCATTATATTGGCATATTTATCTTCCACTTCGTGTCTACGATACATGTAATTTTCCCAGTCTTCTCCATAATCCGCACCATCATACGGATTTTGGCGGTCGTTGCTAGCATCATAATTCTTTTCTAAATCATCAAGTTCTTGTGCTTCCTTTAAATGAATATCGTGCGGGGTCTCAAAATCTTTAAAATGTGGGCTATTTTTTAACCTTGCCATTTCATCTTCAAGAGCTAACTTATAAGCTCTACTAGCTTCATAAAGACTATCACGGGGTAAACCAACCAAATCCATAGCACGTTGAGCATTAGCACGAGCTATTTGGTTTGCCGCTGTCCATTCTGCAAGCGTAGCCTGACGGGCTGCGGCGGCAGGGATGGCGTGTTCCACCACAGCGGGAGCAGCATGCTCGGCCCCGCGTAGAGCAAAAGGAAGTACCGAAGCAGCGGCAAGGCCGCCAGCAACTTTGCCTGTGTTACCCAAAAAGGCGCGGCGGCTCATGTCTGCTGGAGCGTCGGGCTCAGTTCTCCGAGGATTCATGGTCTCAAGCGCATTCTTGTCAATTGCTACGTACTCCGTACGCCCGCGAACATCTTTACCTACAACAAGCCCATATCCCTGAGACTGAAGCTCTTTGATGTAATTTTGAGAGAGTCTATCGGTAGAACCATTAATCCTAAGAACTTTGGTCCCCTGCCTGACACCCATATCGTAAATAGTCGGGTCTACTGAAGCGTCCGGAGATGCCCCCCTATTCCGCATTTTTGCGTACCCTTCCGCATGGGCGAGGTCTTCGGGGTTAGACATATAGAACCCGCCAACCGGATTGCTCCGCTGCGACTGACGCTGTCCAGTCCGGAGAATATCTACATCACCGAGCGTAAGCGCATTATTGTTGGAGCCATGAATAAGCGGTAGCCGACCACGACCAACGACTGCATCTAGTCCATCACTGCGTACTGGCGCGGTATCAATAATCCCACCTATGGGGTTTACCTTAGACCGCATCCCAATACCGCGCAGCCCTCTAGTTACAGCACCTCTTACAGGAGCCATGGTCATAGCGGCAGCGGTATCTCCAAGAAACGCGAGGTCTGTCAAACCCTGCTCACGCCCTGCCTTGATACGGGGGTCAAGGATATTTCCGTAGTTAGGCTCCTCCGAAAACGGCGAGAACCCAGCGGCTTCATCGTGCAGTTCTTCCGGAGCGCGACCCATCGTCAAGCTGCCCAACCCACTGTGCGTAGTAGGAGGACGGCGTGGCGTAAAATCTCCGTCAAGAGCACGGCGCATCGGACCCATCGAAAGCACATCTAGTATATTGCCTGAGTCAAGACTATCGCGTAAATAGCCAAGACCCGATGCAATACCTTCTGCTATGGGGTGCCGTTCATATGGGTCAATTGCCCGCATCTCTGCCTTGGGCGGCTTGTACTTATACCGAGGCGTTTTTGTGCTTGGCATCAGTAGTAGCCTCCACGACGGTGGGACTTGAAGTACTTGGTCGGTTCAGGTTCATCTGATGGGAGTCGGATGAAACCACCCTGCCGGAAACGCATGAGTGCAAGCGTGGTACTGTCAACGAGGTCATCGTTGCGACCAGCGGGGAAATCATTGCATTCCTCGACCACTTCACTAGCCCATCTCCTATCCGGTGCCCATACAATACCTGAAGAGAATAGGTCCGTCACGGAGTTTACACGGGATATCTTATCTTGTCCCTTACCGGGAGTAAATTCTGATACAGGTACACCTGTCCGCCGGAGTTCCTGATACAGCGCGGCACCGTTAGATTTCTTTTCTACAATAAAACTATCCGGCTCCCACTCCTTGTACTCCTCAAGGACGAGGGCTTTCAGGTCGGGGAACTCCAACCGCTGCTTGATGGCATTGAGCAAGATGATGTTATAGTTTTTTACCTCTTCATTGAAGAAAACCCCCCAGACAGTGAGCGCGTTGTAGTCCGCACGGTTATTAGTCTCTTGGGCGGCGTCCAACGCCATGATGATGAACTCGCACTTGGGCGGGTCGTCCTTCTCCCAAATCTGCCACCACTCCTTCTTAATGAGTGCGCCTTCCTCGGACACGGGGTCTTGCATGTACTGGGCTTGCCAGTACCGAACGTCCATACCTGCCTTCTTGGCAAGTAACTCATCGAGGTCCCAGAACTCAGGCCAGAGCGGTTTGTCATTGAGAATGGCTGGAAATTCAACAATTTCCCATTCATCTGCGTCTTCATTTTTGGTCATGTGGTTGATAATCTGCCCGGTCAGGTCGAGCTTCGACCAACGGGTCATTACCACAATAATCGCGCCGCCCGGCATCAGTCGTTGGATGGGGCCTGATTGGAACCATTCCCAAGCTGGTTCAAACACATCAGATCGTCCCTGCTTGGCTTCTTGCTCAGAGTGAGGGTCATCGATAATAAAAAGGTCAGCACCACGACCAGCAAGAGCGCCACCGACACCGATAGCAAAATACTCACCGTTAAAATTGGTTCCCCAACGAGACGCACTCTTGGAGTCTGCTTGTAGTTCGACTTGCGGAAAAACATCTTTGTATGCCTCCGAACCTACTAAGTTACGTACGCGGCGACCGAAATTCACCGCCAAGTCGGCGGTATGGGAACCCATAATGATTTTTTTATGGGGGTTTTTACCTAAGAACCACGCCGGAGCAAGGTAGGAAATCATCTCACTCTTGCCATGGCGGGGGGCAATGTTAACTATCACCCTTTTCTTTTTGCCTGCTTCTATCTCCTCAAAGATTTTGGCAAGTTTGCGGTGGTGAGGACCCACTTTGTAGCCCGGATATACGTGGGCGATGAAGTCAAGGAACGACTTTTTACCCAATTCTTGGGTCATCTGGGTCTGATACTGCTTCAACAGCCCCGCTACACGCCGTTTTTCCTTGTCCGGCATGGTTGGAAGCGCATTCTTGAGCTTCTGAATGTCTTGCGGGGTGATATTAGTCAACATGATGGGTAATTTGCGGGGTTTGGACTTCTATGAACCGTGTTTCCAGCACGTTGAGGGTGTCCAGAAGCTCTTTCTCGACCTCTGCTATCGGTTTGACCTGCACGGTAAGCTCAGAACGCTTCTTGAAGGCGTCCACACCATCCACTTCACCCAGTTTGGACAGGGCAGCGATACGGTCCTTGGGGGTTGGGGCATGCTCCACTTCATGCACGAGCTTGTTCACGACGTAAAGCTTCAGGTCCGATAGCTCATCCACCAACATGCAGTTGGATTGAGCCACCAAACCAGCAAGATAAGCCATGACTTCGTTCGGATACTTAGCGTATTCGGGGCGCATCTTGGGGTCGGTCATCATTTTGCGGGCGAGGTCCGTGGCTTCTTCTTTGTCGGCAGAAGTGGGAGTGATTGGTGTGCCCGCAAGATCGGATAGAAGTTTAATTGTACGCACCCGCATCTCCAGCTCTTCTGCCGGAGATAAATCAGGTAACGCTTCAGTAGCTCTTGCTGGTAAAGGGATATCACTTTCAATGTCCGGGATCAGCATTAAATAAGTCCTCCCCACTGGTCTGCCATGGCTTGTGCAATCCCAGTATATGTCACAGAACGTATTTTCCACCTATCGTCATTGTGCGGGGTGTTGTCATGCCCGTACTTATCGTACTGGTTACCCCACCGTTTAGCAGGTTTACCACTGTAAGAAATCACTGTTCGCCCTTCGATTATTTCGGTTGGCTTCAACTTCGGCAAGTTCTTCAGCCAAAGGCAGGTGGACTTTTTGGCATCGTGACCGAACATGTACGGCTGGATGATTTGCTCTGGCTTACGCATCTCAACCGAGATACGCCCGATAGGGTTCTCAATGGCTATGTGCTTGATAGGCGCGTTCATCAATAGCTTCACGAAGTCCAGTGCTTGCACAGTGAGAGCATCCCGTCCGGGTATGCGGTACCTCCAGTGGTAGCCACTCCTACATATATATGTGCAAGGCGGGTGTCCAATCATCAGGTCCCATCCGTCATTAAGGATGTGGGTTACATCACCTAAAATATGGTTACCGGGTGATTCTGAAGGTAACAAGTCGCAGGACCATGCGTCATGACCTGCGTTAGCAAACGCATCTCTGACCACACCGCTGAACTCGCAAGCAATGAGTACTTTAGCCATACTTATAATATATACCACAAATATGGGAGGAGGTTGGGACTCCTACCGGGGGGTGTTCCTATAAAGAGGGGGGTGGGGTCTAGCTAACATAATATTATGTAATATAAACCCGGGTTTTTTGCAGAGTTAGCGTAACGGTGGGGTGGTTTGTGAGGCACAGAGAGTTTAGTCCAACCTCGGGTCCCATCTCCGCTCTTTGGGGGGTGGCACTCCGGTGGGGTCTAGCACTCTTCGGTTTTCGTGACGAGTCTTCGAGGAACACAAAGCGTAAGTGACGAGTCTTCGAGGAACACCTTATCACTCTTACTCTTACGCATCTATCGCGATAAGCGATAGATTGCATAATCATATTCAATCGCGCAGGGACGAGCAGCGATTTATCTTTCTTAAGATAAATCGCCCATACTTTTATTGCCTTTGGTTTTGGTTCCCAGGCTTTCATTCTTGTTCTTATGGTTTTCATTTTTGTTTTTATGGTTTTCATTCTTGTTCTTATGGTTTTCATTTTTGTTTTTATGGTTTTCATTCTTATTCTTATGGTTTTCATTTTTGTTTTTATGGTTTTCATTTTTGTTTTTATGGTTTTCATTTTTGTTTTTATGGTTTTCATTTTTGTTTTTATGGTTTTCATTCTTATTGCCTTTGTT